GTATGAGTATAACTATAATTTATTGGATTTACATTTTTTTTATTTGGATTATATAGTCCTATGCTTAATGGACTACCACTAATAGCTTCAAATGTTACATTTCTAACATTGCCACAACCCCGGTAATGGTAAAAATTAGTACTTTGATTAACAGTAGTTGTTGTCCCAAAATTACTTGGCACAGGATAGCCAGATCCGTTACTATCATACATCCAACCATTCATATATCCACTACTAACAGTTATAGTTTTATACGTAATAGCAAACCAAAAAGATCCATTACCCGTTAGAGCTGCGGGATATCCAGCTTTCCAATGCAAATTACTCCATAAAGGATCGTTGTCTGGTAAAGAACCATAGTAATGTGAAGAATAACCATTGGATGTAACAGATGTGCCTGTGCTGTATACGATATTAAGAGCATTAGTGTTATTAGTATTGCCGGTATTAACAATTCCGTCAAATGTTTGAGTATAATATTCATCATACAAACCTATACCTTTACTGATATTCCAAGAATTACTATAATAATTATATGATGCATTCCAAGGTATTACTCCATTAACAGAATATATGGATCTTGCATAAGTTGTGGTGCTCTGAATTTCGCCATTAGAACCAAGATTTGTGCCTGTCCAATAGTCTGAAGTTCCATTTTTGTTTACTAATAATCCACTAGATGTTGGAGTAAAGGCTAAAGAATTCCTTCCATTAAATGATGAACCCCAACTAAAATTAGACACTTGAAAAGTACCACTACCACAAGTAGGATATTTATCTGAAATGTCTTGGCATGTTACATCAAATAAGGTAACAGGATGCATCCATAACCAATGTCTATAACAATACCATCCCCAATACCATCCATAACTATACCAAGCATTATACCATGGATATCTCCAATACCAATTCCAATAATAATTTCCATACCACCACCAGTTATACCAATGCCAATGGTCATTTTCTACAAGCCAAGCTTTTCTGGGTAGTGAAAGACCGGAAGATGGTACGGACCCGTTTGGGTCTACTAGTGTGCCGGAAGAAGCTATACCATCCAAATTAACAAAAACACAATCCGAGCATTCTCTAGGAGCAGGAGTAGAATAACATGACAGGTCACCGGATGATGTGGGTGTTGGCCATGAACTATGTTTTATATAGTCATTTACTTGATCTATGGTCCATAAGCCTGCTGCTCTATATGTGTCAGGAATAGCGCCCATAATTTATCCTATTAATATATTTCATCATAATTAATAAATGCACTTATAGAATTATGATGAGAACACTCTATATAAAGAGTTTGTTGGTCCTGTAATATAAATGATTGATTTTTATCTAATACCACAATACATGAATGATTTGGCACTGGTATGTTTTGATATATGTAGGTTCTGGTGGATGAAGGTGTCTGAGGATCAATACTAGGTTGCTGTTCAAGAAATATAGAGAAAGAAGGTACTCTACTACAATCAACAATATGGCTTATGTACAAACTATTGATTTTAATTAATCTACCAATTCTTGATTGTACCAAAGGATGTATCCTTTCGGCAAGAACAAACATATTATTTTTAGGTATATAATATTGAGATGTAACTATATTTTTCATGATATTTTAGTATAGTTTAAGTGAATATCTAAAGCAAAATTATGAGATGGTAAACAATGTAGTCTTTGGTTTTCTAACAATACTATAGGTCTATCCTGGGTAATAAATTCAATAGTTTCTGATGCCTCAACAGGAATTTCATTGCCTATATAAGCTAATTGAATATTTGTAGTATTTTGTACAACAACAGTAACAGTAACTGGTATATTGCATTGATATTTATTAGTTACATATAAACTATCTATTTTGTAGATAGTATTTGATGGCACAGTTAATATGCCTGAAGTATTATTTTTTGATAGTTCTGCACTATAAGAGATTTCATTTAAGTTTGTAGATTGTAATAGATTAATATTTGCCATATACTTCCTAAGTTAAATAATATAATAAGGCATTATTTACTGATATAGTCAATTTTTGAGTACCGTTATTATAGTCTAATACTATACCAGAGCCAGCAACTAATCCTGTACTAACAATATTCATAACATCTGTGGAACTAACGCTACCTCCGCCGGTATTGCCTGTGCTATGGATAGTAAAAACACCACTATTGGTGGATATGCTGATACCGGTTCCAGCAACTATATTTTTAACCGGCAATAATCCGCTTACGCTACTATTAAAATTAGTAATATCACTAGATAAGTGAGTATGTCCACTTAGACTTACTCCAGTATTATTTAATGTTAGCGCTGTAGTAAAATTACCACTATTAGCTTGAATATAGGAAAGTGTATTAATACATCCGTTTCCAGTTATACAGTAGCCGTTTAAATCTAAATTTGCTCCGAGCTGTGGAGAAAGATCCTCTATTACATTAGATAGATAAACAGGATGTCCGGGATATAGGGATAAATACTGTACAATAGAACCGGAGGATGGAGAAGATAATAACGTAACAGAAGTACCATTGCTGGCGGTATAGTCTGTATTTAGAACTAGTTTAACGCCGTTGACAAATAAATCTAATCTACCTACAGTATATCCATTGGGAATATTAAGATTAGTAATATTATTACCGGTAATACTAATATATCCACTATTAATATCATCATACCATGCTGATGATCCACTATTAACAGGAGCCAAACCTGACCATGGTGTCACACCATCACCAACCTTTAGAATATTGTTGGTAATATCAAATCCGGGCTCTCCGCTAGATAATATAGGATTGGATCCCCAGTCATTACCTCGTCTAAACATTATTAAATTATTGACTGGCATAATAACCCTTACTCTACTATTTTAAAGGATAACCACTTTATAGTAGTTAGTATTGTATATTTATCAAGGAGTTCCTCCATCAATTATAGCATAATAAATATAAGTAGGATTATTGGCACTAACACCGCTAATTCTTGTTAAACCATCAATAACACTACTAGTTTGTCCAAGATTTATTGTAGTACTACCTAAAGTAATGCCACTATTAACCAGTTTAGTAACCTCAATTGCGGCTGTAGCACTGATATCTTCATTTACTATAGTTCCATTAACAATTTTAGCACTAGTAACAGTATTATCTGCTAAGGTAGCGCTTATGCTCAGGGTACCATTTTGAAGATCTGTCAAAGTCACCGATCCTGTACCAGTTACATCATTAGTTAAAATACCAGTAATGATTGGATCTGGTTTATTAAGAATATTTGACCAATCGACATTAGCATCTACTTCTCCCTTGGTTCCAGTAAATACTTCGCTAGTATTTGTAGCATCAGGAATAAAAGTTAATTTTCCAGTACTGTCGTCAAAACCAAAGAAACCTGTTTTTGCTACAACTCCATTATGGTATAAAAATTCGATACCCCTATCTTTATTATCATCCGCTATTGGATTATCTCCGCTACCAATTGTAATAATTGGATCTCTTAATTTAGTAACAGTACTTTCGATTGTTGTAGTAGCACCATTAACGCTAAGATTACCATTAATTGTAACATTACCAGTTGTTGATAGATCGTTGGTTACATATACCGTTCCAAGTGTAATATCTCCACTGGCAGTTAGATTTCGTAAGGACGAAATATCTTTATTAGCATCCACAACAACTGCTCTATTAGCAGAAACTGTTCCGGCTGTTACACCAGAAAGATAGGCTAATTCATTTAAACTAGCTGTTGAACTAGCGTCTGTTACATTAGACCAAACATGAGTATGAGATGTTAGTGCATAACCACTAGTATCAATTGTTAAAGTACCAGCACCATCACTATAAGACAACTTAACTCCTGTACCAGCAACTAACATGCCTCCAACAACATCTTGAACAGATTCATCGAAATCTGTGATATCTGTGGACACATGACTATGTGACGATGGAGTAAAACCTGTTGGAGTATTAGTTACATTAGCCCAATGTACCTGACCTCCGCCTCCGCTAGTACTCAACTCAGTTTCTGTATAATATCTATCATCATGAGTATGACCCAATAAAGAATATCCACTAACATTGATTGTAACAAAATTACTAGCATCATTATAATCTATATATATTCCTGTACCATTGCGTAAAAATCCAGTATTAATATGATCTCCGGTAGCAACAATATCATGAATTTGTTCTTCACTAATAGAAGCTGCTGTAATACGAGCATCAACAGCGCTATTAAAATCAGTCACTTGTGTTGATAATATACCGGTTACCGAAAAAGTAATGGTGTTATTAGCATCATCAACATTCACTCCTATGCCACTATTACCAAGTAAAATACCTCCAATAAGATCTCTAACGTGCTCATTATCTAAATTAATTTGATAATTGTCTCCTGTTTGATTAACAACTATTCCTGTGCCAGAAGATACTGTTGTTGGAGATGATCCTGCTATAACTATATCGTTACCGCTAAGAGTAAGACTAATATTCGAACCAGCTCTAATAGCATTAAAAATAGAAATACCTGTAACAATATTATTGCTATCTTTTGAATAAGATAAACCAATACCGGTACCACTAGACAATGGAATGCCAGGATAATATGGTAGGCTAGTCCATGTTGTTACTCCATCGCCGATTTTAAAAAGCTTATTATCCGTATTAAGACCCAGCTCACCATTATTTAAAGTTGGATTAACAGAATTCCAATTTGCACCACTTCCTCTTCTTACTTGTAATGTTGTGTTGACTGGCATTTAAACACCTCTATAGTATATAGTATGAAGTATGAATATTGTAAAGTTAAAATTATGGTGAACCGCAGTCTATTTCGTAACTGTCAATAAAACTGGATAGATATGAATCTAAACCAATAATTTGACTAGTGGTTATAGTTCCAGTAAAATTTAGTGGAGGTAAATCAGATAATAAAATTTTTTCTGTATTGACTATTTCCAAAAAAATATTAGGCATATCAGCAGATGTGCCGCTCTCAATTTCGACAACAGTAATATTACTCATTGTTGCAATCCAAAAGTGTATCTGATTTACTTTTACGTTTTAGTATACTAATTGTACCATATAGTATTCTAATAGTATATTTACCCCCATTTTCATAAAAAGCATTATTAGATTGTAATTCTAAATCATATTTAGCATTTGTAAAGCCAAAGTTATTTGTGGTTGCAGCAGGAAACAAAAGAGTTAATTTTCCTTCTGATCCTACTAGCGTAAATTTATATACACTATTGTCTAAATTTTCACTACTAAAAGACTGTGTAGTATTTGTGTTAGTTTTCCATATTAATCTAGCGCACCATCCAGATAAATCTACAACATCTCCACTATCATCTTTATATACCATTGCTAATTTAAAAGAGCTGCCTTGTTCTATGCTAAAATTATATTCTGCTGCTGGCATTAAATGACTCCTAGAAAGAGTGTTTATCGATATATTAATACACCCATAGTTACAATAACAAAAAAAGCCGCCCAAAAGAGCGGCTTTCTTTGATTAAAGTAGATAATAAAATTATATTATAGAGAACCAAGAAGTACTCTACGATTGTCGAGCACAGCGAATCCTTGTTCAGCCCAACCGTAGAAGCCTGCTCTTTTCTGACGATGTAAATTAACATCTTCAAAAATTTGAACTTCTTCGCGAATTGGCATAATAAAGCTGTCTCTCTTACGAAGATCAAGACCAACAACTAATTCATTGTCGCCCGATGGGAGACTAGCACTTAGTGTGTTGTTGTAGAATAGTTGATACTCTTGACCTTCACCAAGTTCATCTAGATCGTGAAGATTAACGCCAAAGATTCTATTAACAGAACCATCTGCAGCGGTATAAATTTCACGACGAGTAACTTCGTCAACTTGATCAACACCCCAATTACGGATATCTTCCATGGCTTCGGGAGAAACATATAGGTCTGTAAGAAGACCACGATTATTAGAAGCAGAGTTACCACCGCCATTACGACGCATAACAGTCTTCATTAAACTAACAAGACGCTTAGTAAATTGACCAGCAGCAGCGTCGCTATCGTATACAACAATGTTACGATCAACAGCAGCAGCAAGTAATGTGTGCCAACCGTCATCATTCATTTTCTTAACAAATGAAGCTTCTAGAACTTCCATAGCACGGCCAACAACATCCCAACGAGCATCGCGAGCATACTTTAGGAGATAGTCGATACTAGCGCCAATATCAAATGTTGGCACCATAACATAATCGCCCTCAACATGACGTTCTGGAATATAACCATGGTTAGGAATAGTATAAGCAACGAAATCTCTTTCTGTACCAGGAGCCAAGAAATCTAATGGAAACTCTGGAGTAGCACTTTGAGCTAAACGAATAGGTTCAAAAATGCCATCTAGGATGTTACCATTTAACACGCCTTGACGTAGTGGTTGCTCTAGTGCTTTTGCAAATTCTGCATTTGCGGCTAGAGATGTTTCTCTATTGGCTGAACCAGAACGAACCAAAAGATCTGTTAATTCTGGTGTTGGTTGAAAAGGTTTACGATTTTCTGACATGTTTTTTCTCCCTTGTTAATTATTAGGCAATGTTAACTGCTACTTTGACATAACCATCTGCATCTTTGGAACTCAAGAATCTGCCAACACGATAGGCTTCATCTTCTGTGCCAGCGTCACTAGGAGCTGTAGCAGAAAAATTACCACTAGCGCCAACATAAGCAGCAGCGCCAGCGGATGGACTACCGGTTACTGAATTAGTTGTAACTTGACCAACTTGTAGCAAAGTAACTTTGCCACCTACTTGTACTTCATCTTTGTGCCAATTAATGTGTTGTCTAGTAAGATCAAGATTTACGACATCATTGAGCAGTACACCTACTGGTTTGCAACCACTTGCTGTGCTAGCATAACTAACAACAGCTGCAGCGTCATCCATAGCCACTCCAGAACCACCAGTAGAAACAGAAGCGATACCACCTCTGGTAGCTGTTGTGTTCATGAAAAACGAAACATCTGTTTGTGATTCGATACGATCAGGTTTTAGAGCCATGTTAGTTTCTCCCTTTAATTATGAGTTTCTGTTAAGTCTAGCACTTACAAATTCTATTAATTCTGCGCGAATAGAGTCTGCTTGAGATTCTATTGTATCATTACCGACACCAAGATCTATATTATCTTCTGGTTCTATTTCTTCTAAAGCTGATACTATTTCTTCAGAAGACATATTTTTCTTTATCGTTGGGTTCATCATACCTTTTTCTTCTTTCTTGCTGGGTTTCATAGCAGCAAAAAGAGCTATCATAGCATCAAAAGATTCGTCGTCCATAGTATCAAATTTATCTACAGTAGCTGTGGCGGTGTCGTTATCCAGACCCGATTCTAATAAAGAAGCCATTCTTTTCATTTTCTTTTCTTTCTTAGCCATTTCTTCTTTTTCCATTTTCATTGCGACTATGACTTCATTAGCAGCATCTAGTTCGCTTTTAGTTTTCTTGGCTTTTTCTTCATCTTCCATTTTTTCATCTTGGTATTTTTTAGCAACAGATTCTAATTCTGTTTGAAAAGCAGCCTTCATAGCATTCATTTCCTCAATTGCTGTGTCGTAGGCAGCTTTCATCTTTTTCATTTCTTCTTCTTTTTCTTTCATAGCGGCTTCAAGAGTATGGTTAGAATCTTTAAGTTCAGAAGCCAAGGTATATGCTTCCTTTATCTTATCTGCACATCCGGCGGAAACAGTATCTAGTTTTGTACCTAGTTCTGCAACTTGCTTTTCTATATTTTCGCTCATAGTTTTATTCTCCACTTGAAAGTTAGACTGATTTAATATTACACCTGAATTTGATAAATTGTCATTTTTTTTCGCAAATAATTTATTAATGTTCTCTTTTGTAAAAATAATACTATCTGGATTAGCTGGTTTATCTACAAATCCTTTGCCACTAAAAGTAATACTTCTTAATACTCTTCCAATCTTATGATTTTCGTGTTCACCGGTACCACCATAAGATCTTAGATATTTGGTCAAATATGCTGTGGTTTCATTTCTTGGTAATATTTGGTATTTTCCATTAGATTGATTTAAAACACCATAATCAAAATTTTGAAAGTAACATTCCATACTAACATATTTTGAACCATTTTCTATTTCTGATATTAATTTTTCTGCTCTTTCTTTAAGTTCTGCATTAGAAAAAGCTCTATATATTACTGAACCAGTTAATATATGAAATTTTTCTGGTAATTCCCCAAGCTCTATATCGTCTTCTATAATTTCTCCGTCTTCATTTATGGGCCAATTAGAGGTAATATGACCAATAATAAGATTTTCATCATGTTCTAAATTAGTAGGTTTATCTTCTGGAGTTTTTCTAGCATTCCATACTTCTGATTTATCAAATATATCATCATTTTTATTCCACGAAGAACTAACCAAAATAGATTGTACATAATATAAATCAGAATCTTTAAAAGAACCAGAACTTTTATGTATAAATTTTTTAGTTTGAGATTTTGTAGCTGGGTATAATATAGAAGCATATGCTACAGAAGATGAGGCGGATATTTTTTCTGCTAAGCCGTCATCTGTTTCTTGGTTGTATATAATCATTGGTAACCTTTGGGTTTATTGATTAATAAAAGCATAATATGCTGCTTTGGTTTGTTTCTGTTCGTCAACCGTTAATTCTCTGCCTAAATCAGAAACTATTCCTTTTACCCATACACTATATTTTGATAAGTTAATGTTATTTATAGTCGAAATTTTTTCTAAAATATACTCTGAATTAATTGTGCAGAAGGGTTTTAAGTCAAAAAATATTTGGGTTTTTAGACTTTCCAGCTCTTTGTTCTCTATGTTTGAGAGAGACCTTAGATTTTTTTTACCATAAAATTCTAACATTATAGGATTGATAATACTATTAATATGTTCTTGTGCTTGTGAGGCCCATAGAGTAAGACTTGCTCCTGTTTGGGGTTTGAATTCTTTTGTTTTACGCTGTGTTGTATCCTTAGATAACTTGGGTCTACCTTGCTGTGGTTGACTACGCAAAGATTCTGGCGAATCTTTGGCCAACGGTGTTGGTCTAGAACTTTGTTTTAGCTCCAAAGAGCTTTTTTCTCCGTTTTTTCTTTCAGCTAGTTCTAATCCTACCTCGCTCGGAGATACCACTCCTGTTTGTAGAGCTATTTTCTTTAAGCCATTTTCTGGTTGAGGATCATACCACGGTCCTGCTTTATTAACCATGCGTTTGCTCTTTCTTTCTTTTGATTCTCTATTAAGTCTTGTTTTTTCCATATCAGGATCAAAACCGAAACGACTTTGTAAAAGTTCATCACTTATTAAATTTCTATCAGCTAGTTGTATAAGCAGAGCTTTCTCGCTATCTTCATTACTAAGATCCATTCTATCAAATTCTACTCTGGCTGGATATCTAAAATTCATTGCTTTTTGTACTAATGCTATTTCTCTATCCCAGAATTCTTTTAATACGTCTCTACCATATTGTAGTCTTTGTGTTAGTGTTTTTAGACTAATGAAGTTATTGGTGGTTCCAGCGGCGCCATATGTACCAGTAAGAGTTGGAGGAATGCCTAATCCCGCATAAACGGCATTAAGATGAGGTATATATTTGCCTTCTCCAAGAAATTGATGAACACTAGTTTTGCTTTCTAACAATTCTATATCTGGTCCCCACACAAGATCCATGGTTCCTCCACCAACATTGTTGCCTAAAATTTGAGCTAATTTAGCCGCAGCTGCTTTAGTAGGAGCTATTTTATGTTCTAAACTGCCTAATTTAAAAATCCTGATATTGCTAATAGCACCATCCAAAGCTGCCATATCTGCTAATTTTAATTTTTCAATAACAGTGATATCATCCATAATAGAATATATCATAGGATATGCCCAACTTTGCCAATCGTCTTTTTTATAGTGGAATACCGATGTTTTTTCTGGATCAAGAGGATATGGCTTTTTAGTTTTTGCTGCTTCTATAATTTGTAAAGGTAGACTATTTACAACAGCTTGTTCTTGCGGAGTTTTCGGACTGTTTATAGTTCTGCGTAAATTAGATGGTAAAACTAATTCATATGTTTTTAGATTAGAAAACGACGACAATGATCCACCTGCAATATCAACATAAAATGGATCTATAAAAGTATATCTCCAAGGTACTTCTCTTTTTTCTGGAACCGGTTCTGATTGGTTGATTTGTAAATCCGGAGATCCTACGGTTTTGTATAAACTATCGGATATTTTTAAACTAAGTTTTGCTGTTTGTCTATGTATAACTACATTTCCTGTTTTATAAAGATTATTCAAAAATCTTTCACTTCGTTCTTTGCCTCTTATTTTTTTAAACCAAGCTTTATAGAACTTTTCTATTCTTTTATTTTTATGTACTAGGCTTATACCTTGAGACGCAAAATCACCCATTAAATCTATAACGTTTTTAACTAAGCCCACTCTTTGATAAATATCTTCTGCTTTTTTGATTATATTTTTGATTCTTTTTGGTACAGCTTCATCTGGACGAAAGAAATCATAATCGCTACGAGTTAGTCCTGGACGACCGTCTGTATTTGTGTCTAGGCCAGAATAGTCTAATCCGTACCTACGCATAGCAGAAGCTTTTTCAATAACCGTATATTCAGACATAGACTCTGAAGATTTATTTAATGCTTCTTTTTTGCTTGCTAGGTCGTCTCCCCATGTTACATAGGCTTCTTCTGGTACTGTAGAAGCATCATTAATAGCAGCATTTTTATGAAATTTTTTAGTCATATATTTAATTCTATTGCAATATAATTGTGATTCTATTAGTATACCAATACACTATTTTATCTATAAATACCATTATATATGTCCTCATTAGCTCCTGTTGTAAACCACTCTGGTCCTTTATACATTTGGCCTTGATGATTTACTATCTGAACTCTGTTTCCTCCTATGATATCATAGTCAATAGGAGCCAATGATGTTCTAGATTGTCTAGCTAACATATTTGCTATAACTAAAGCACTATATCGGTCTTTACGTAATCTTCCTTTTTTACCATTTTGTAATTTAACTTCTGGGGTATCCCACCTGTCACTTGCTCCTGCTCCGGTGCTGGTTTGTGTCATAACTATGGTGGTCAATTCATTTTTTAAGTCTTCTATTTCTAATATGCATTCACTAAGACTATCATAAACAGGAGTTAAATCGGTGCCTAAAATATCTTTACCTTCTTTATCTAAAGCTAATCCTAAAGTTAATTGGTCAAATTGTGGAAATAAAAGAGTTTTATCTTCAAAATCTTTACGCAAACCATGATTAGCTTGACTTGTCCATTCTGCTTTTGCAAACTGGATTAATTCCAAAATATGTAATCCTGGCTGACCATCTGTATCTTTAGATTTATCATAATTAATAGTTGGCCAAATCAATAGTTCTCCTTCTTCTAGTTTGGAAGGATCGTGTAGGGCTTCTTCTATGGTTATTCCTCCTCCTTGAGCATCCATACCTATAATTTTGGGAGGAAAAGTTCTCATAAGATTACGTATTTTACGAGCACAAAAACCATAAAAATCATGTTCTTGTATGAGTCCTGTTTTTTGACGGTCTTTAAAATTGCTTCTATTTGTGGTCCAACAATATACTATTCTAGAATGATCCGGATGTAGTTCTAATATAATTATACTAAAGTTATCTTTTTCACTAGCGGGATCTATTCCATATACATATGTTAGATTAGGATTACCTACTATAGTAGCATCAAAAAGTATTGGCTTATTATTTAATACTATGGGTGTTTTATCGTTAACAACACAGCTCTCTATTAGGCTTCGTTTAAAAAATCCATTACTATCTGAGGTAAAACAAGCAGCATATTCCATATTATATATGCCGGTATGAATTGTTGCTTTTGCTCGTGCTACTTGTTTATCGTCCATAAATCCTTTGGGAATAAGTTCATATGGTATACGTATAATACTATAATCTTGCCAATTAAAATTATCTGGTATATCTCCATTAAAAATTTCTGATAATTTTTGAACGTTTCCTTTGCTTTCTATAATTAATTTATATCTATTCCAGTATTGAGCAAAATGTTTGAAAGCATAGTCTGCTGTGCCGCTAATGATTGCTTGATTGCCCATTTTATGAGATAACTGTTCTAGTTCTTCGCTCCACAATCCGGCATCCATCATAGCTTTTTTCTTGGCCTGGTCTTTTACGTTTTGTATAGGACTAGCAGAAACAGCAGCGAACCCAGCCACCACAGTTTCGTAAATATCTGGAGATATAGATGCAAATTCGTCTGCAATAATAATATGGGCTCTTAATCCTCTAATTTTACTACCGTCGCCCATTGGCACAGCGATTGTCCAACTATCTCCTAGTCTGATGGTGCATCTATCAACATCTCGACGAGGTCCGTCATCATTACCATTAAAAATGCTTCTAAGAATAGGACTATTACGCCACATAGTTTCCATATACTCAAAAATAATTTTGCTTTGTCTAAAAGCAGCACCCACAATAACAATTTTAGTACCAGGAAAAAACATACAACGTAATACAGAATATAAGGCCAATAAAAAGCTTTTACCCCAACCACGACTAGCTATATACATAGGAAATGGTCTATGCCACAACTCTTGCAGAATTAATACTTGCATAGGATGCAATTCTATATTAAGTAGTAATTTACATGTTGTTCCTATATATTCTGGCCCTCTTAATGTTTTAAGAAGATGAAAATCTGGATTTTCTATTTCTTTTTCTGATCTATGAATCATTGGATTGGTTAGAATATTTAGAGATGACAGATCTCCTAATTCTAGCCAAGCATCTTCAAAGATCTTTTTTGGGTTGTCCGTAGAGTTCATAGATTTTTCTCATTATGCTAAGAGCCATGTGTTCTGCGTTACTAGCATCTCCACAAAAAACAACCTTTATATTATGTATAACTTGTAATTCTATAATGTGTTTTAGTATAAATTTAGGACTAATTTTAAGCTTTTCCCACATGCGTTTCGGCACTGTGGATCCTACGGGATATATTAATACATCTTCTAAATCAAATTCTAATAATAGAAAAGAATGAGGTATTTGACCCATACGATTAATAACGTCTTTGAATCTTTTTTCTGTTATATTATTAGCAAATTCACTAACACTACCTTTGCGCTCTATACAAAAAACATTTTCTAAACCTTTTAACGAATAATCTCCAGTATCTAATTTTGATATGGTTTTATCCATATGGTTAAAAGTCCAAGGATGTTGTTCCCGTGTATCAATAATGATATGAAAATTACTGAAGTCTATCATTGGCTAATATTCTTAAAAAGGTTTCTGCATAAATATCTTCCATACCTTTGATTAAATCATGATGGTATTTACAAAGAGTAATGCCGTTATTAATATCAAATCTTAAACCAGGGTAATCTGCCCAAGTTTTAATATGATGGGCATTAAGCGATCGTTTAAGATTACAATTAGGCCACCTGCACTTATGATTATCTCTTTCATAAACACTTTTTCTCCATTCTTTATATTTTGGATCTTTGAAATTTCTAAACATAAGCAACACTAGAAGTTAATTGAATGTCTGATAATACCATTTCTTCAACCAGATCGTTAAAGGAAATTTCTGGACTCCAGTTAAGATTAGAAATAGCTTTAGTATTACGTCCTTTTAGATAGTCCACCTCTGCTGGTCTGTATAATGCAGGATCTATTTGAATATGATCCATATAATTAAGATTAACTACGGAAAAGGCTTTTTGCAAAAAATTCTCTACGGTATAAGTTTGTCCTGTACAGATGACATAATCCTCTGGCATATCTTGTTGTAGCATAAGATGCATAGCTTTAACATAGTCTTTAGCATGTCCCCAGTCTCTGCTAGCTTGTAGATTACCTAGTTTTAGAGGCTCAGAAATTTTATGATTTACTAATAATCCTATATATTTTGTAATTTTACGAGTAACAAAATTTTCGCCGCGTCGAGAACTTTCATGATTAAATAATATGCCGCAGCAGCCGAATATGTTGTATGCTTCTCTATAGATTTGTACCATTCTATGGCTGGCTAATTTAGCAATACCATAAGGACTTTGAGGTAATAATTCAGTATTTTCATCTTGGTATTTTGTTCCATCAGAATCTATAGCATAATTTGATCCAAACATTTCGCTGGTGCTAGCTTGGTAAAATTTTGAAGAAGAAGAAAAATGTACTATAGCTTCTAGTAAATTTATCACTCCTACTGTATCTATTTCAAAAGTTGTTGAGGGTTGTTTAAAACTGGTACCAACATGACTTTGAGCGGCTAAATTGTATACCTCTTGGGGCTTGTGTGTGCTTATAATAGAATTACATCCACTAGGATCAGTTATATCGAATTCTTCTAGATTAAAATTAGGATTGTTAAGCAGATGTTGGATTCTACCTAGGGTGTTTGTGCTGGATCTACGATAACACCCTATTACTTTATAATTAAAATCTAATAATAATTCTGCTAAATATGATCCATCCTGGCCTGTTATACCTGTTATAAGAGCTGTTTTCATTTAATTTTCCTCTTTTCGACTAAGAACAACTTCTGGAGTTAGTAGGGGGCTGTCTAATATATTATCGGCATAAGAATGATATTCTGAAAGTTTTTGTTTTTGTTTATCCACAGCTAGTTTCATAATTTCCATTTGACGACCTTCTTTTTCTCTTACTTCTTCATCTTCTAACATTCGTATTAAACCAACCCAGCTACTTTTACCATCTTCTATTCTTTTGATTCTTTGTTCGCGAGTAGCTTTAAGATCCTTGCTAATTTTTTGCTGTTCATTAAGCAGTTTGGTAAATTCATTAGTGTAATTAGCGATGCTGTTGCGGGCAAACGACAGTTGAGTTTC